GCACTTTTTAGTGCCTACATAAAGTATTTGACCTGTTGCCGAGAACAACAGGACGATGTTTTAGTTAGTTGCAGCTTATGCTGCTATTAATTCGAATGTGTCAATTGTGATCTCACCCCAGTTTCGACCAAATCCCGACAATCGAACAATTGTGAAGGGGATGTCCGAAATGCCAAAACGACCGTAACCACTTATTTAGTGAGCCAGGTGTCCATTTCTTTATAGAGATGGGAAAAGTGCAGTGTGGAAACTTACCACACTGCATAAACGTCAGATGTCGCGACGTTAACGACTATTGTATTGAGTATACACGTTAAGCCCTAAAAACACTGAGGAGATAACGTAAACCATTCACTATGGCAAATGCGGAAGTACCGTGACCCATAGTTAGTATCCAACTACTTTACACTAAGCACAATGTGTATTGTTTTTAACCCTAAACTGCGCCCACACCACGGGGGAATGAACGGAAATATCCAATTAGTTAACCCGGAGAAACAAAATCTATGGCTAGAGGTGATTAGAACGAGCTTGCTCGTAGTCACTAGCGTAAAACTTCCATTAAGAAGCGAATAAACATAGGTCTGACAGATGAAATGTACACTCTTAACCATCAGAGTGTTCATTTTATTTGTCTTGTTTCGTGGTAATCTTAAAGATACTATGAAACGAGGCAGTAAAATGAACGCGAAACCGGTCAATTCGACCAACAACCAAGGAGGGGAGGAATATAAGATAGCTGTTAAAAGACGTAAGGGCGTACCAAAATCAGCTAACAAGGATTTATATTATAGTCGTAAGTTTAACGGTGTAGAAGACACCAGCTTAGCCAGAGCTATAAACAAGTTTGAGACCAAACACAAGAGAGTTGCTTGTATTGATGATGTTGTAGGAATTTTTAGACAACTACAAGTAGAGGAACCACATGGTGAAATCATTATATGCGAAGATATTCATAAGCAGTTTAATAATTATTATTCTGTGTTACACGTAGAAGTCGCAAGTTATGAAGAAGATCCAATTACAGTAGAGGGAATTAAGTATTTTCAGCATTCCCGAAAGATGAAACATGTTAGAGTTTCACACAATTACACTTTTGATGAGATCATTAAAGAACATAAAATTTTAATGACAGAAAAGGAACATAATAAGATATTAGATCATTATGAAGTTCCCCATTCTGTGGATTTTGATGTTATGGATGATTCTTCAAAGAACCCCATAAATGATACGGAAAATCATGATGAGGTTGCAAGTGATAGTCTATATGCGGATTTTATGCGCAATTATTCTGAGCTACAACCCATATTAGAAAACATTAAGAAAGTTGTACCAAATAGCGATTTATATTTGGATATATTCGAAGATTTAATCTTCATTAGTTATGTTATTGCGTATTGTGATGATCCCAATATATTATTTGGTACATTAATCACTATATACAAGAAACATATCAAAGGAAGTTTAAGTTCAAGTATTTATAAATTAATTAGTAAGTTATGTTTTAGTAAGCCAAAACAAGAACCTCAATCTCTAGATTTTAAGGTATATGTTAACAAACTTATGAGCATGAAAAATTCTGTTTTATTCAGTAAAATAACTGAAGGTCTATCTATATGCATAGCTTTTGGTTTTATTGATCCAATAAATATTACAGTTAAAAATATTAAATTATTTACATGTAAAGCTAGTCAGATCGGTCAAGATAGCACTGATTTCGTTTCTTATGTTTTAGAATTATTAGTTTATTTCTTCGACATAGGCCATCAAATGTTTCTAGGAAATTATGAGAGACTATTTGATATGAATGAACTATCTAAGATAGATGACGATCTTATACATTTAAAAACTTATTTACCTAGTATACAAATAGGTAGTTATGAATTAGAAACCAATTTTAGCATAGAACATTATCACTCTAGACTTATAGAAACTATTGAATCATTAAAAATTCTTAGTAGTAGTATTAAAGATAGAACTTATAGATCTTTAATACAAGCCAAGTTAACCAGTGCTTATCAACTATTAGTACTTTTTGATCAATCTAAGCCATTGGCTGGATTACGTGAGGCACCTTTTAGTATTTCTTTCTTTGGAGAAAGTTCAGTAGGCAAATCTTCTTGTGCTAAAATGATATTAACCAATGTTTTACAATTTAATGATAAATTATGTGATGATTCTCACATATGTACGATACAACCTATGGACAAATTTTACTCTACATATAAAGCAAATACAACTGGAGTCATTATAGATGATTTATGCAACACCCGTCACGAG